TAAAAAGTGGCGCAAGCTATTTCAAAGCCGCGTCTCCAGCGGGACCAAGCCGACTCACGGTTGGCACTATAGATTGAATCTGGAACTGAACCTTTGGAGAATTCAGTCGTGATTGGCTTGACGCCTGCCGGTTCGATGAAAGGTGTTTGACTGAAATTACCAAAGGAGTTGTTGCTCCTTTTGGCCATGATCAGAAGAACCCGCCTTGAGCAACGATGTGAGCGCCTGGGGTGTAACCAGAGGAGTTCACGCCATCTGCGTAGACACCCACATAAATACGGTCGCCACGCTCTAGGTAAACGCCACGGTTACGGAGGGGAGTGCCGTTGCCAAGTCCCGTGGTGTTACCAGCGGCTACGGTAGGAACTGCTAATTCAGGCATCACGTCTGAACAGTCAACACGCTGGGTATTAGCCGGGACTTGTTTGGCGAACAGAACCCGATAGTCACCAGACGCGGGAATGGGCTGGGTAGTGCCACGAGTGTGGTAAAACACGAAGGTCACTTCCGGCTGGTAGCCGTAATTCACACCGTTGTAAGCAAAGCCACTAGAGGTACCACCTGAGTACTTCAGAGAGGTGTTAACACCAGTAAGCGTGGTTGTACCTGTGTAGGTGTAATAACCAAAGCCACTGGCAGCAGGAGTACTAACGACGCCAGTATCAAAGACCAAAACCACCTGACCACTGGTCAGGGAGATAACAGTACCAGAAGTACCACTCGAAATAACGTAGTCCGCATCACGATAGTAATCGTTGCGGACGATAGAGATTGAATCAATAACACCGCCGTTATTGTTGTCTTCTTCCAGTGCGGCGTCCATGTCCACCAAGATGGAAGGAGCCTGACCACCCTGCACAAACAGAGTGGTAGGCGTGCCAACTGTCTGAGTCGTCACCCGGACCGCATCCACCAGGGGACGGTCAACTAACAGTGGCTGCTTATTAGTGGCTGTAGATGACACTTTACTGCTTTCTATTTAATAGTCATTATAAGCTATTGACCCATCGTCCCCAACAGGTTCATGAACTTACCCAACGTGCTGTTTGAGCTTGTTCCTGAAGCAGGAGAAAAGATAGGAGCAAATAACTCCTGAGCAAAACGCAGAAGCGTAGGATTTTGTCCCGCTAGTTCCTGTGGTTTGGGCTTGGCTGCTGGACCTGGCGCTGCTGGAACAGAAGGCAAGGCAACAGCATTAAACATACCAACACCTTTTTGATATGTCGTGGGGTCTAAAGGGTTGAAGTAATAATTACTTTTCCCTGGAACCGGCATGTAATCACTAGGTTTTTTACTTCCATAAGCAGCGACTCCGCGAAAAGATTGCGCACCTTTGGATTTTTTAAACGCTTCACCAACAAGAGCAGGGTTATTTACAATGTTGCGAATACGTTCAAATTCAGACTGTCCACCGAGAACGCGCGCTCCAAAAGCAGGATCAGCTAATTGCTGCATTGAATAATCAAAAACAGCTTCATACTGACCAGGGGCTTTTGCAATATTGCGAATATCAACACCGCCCCAATTACCTTTTAAACGGCGTGCAAGTACGTTGGCAGCAACTGTTGCAACATCTTTTCCACCCGCACCTCGATAGCCTTCAAGGCCAGAAAGTATTGCAAGTGCGTTTACTTCTTCTGGCTTTAATTTGAAAGCTTCTTGTACTGTTTTGGGTGCCATGGCGATTGTCTCTTTATTCTCCTACCCAATTTGAGTCTGCGCGGAGACCAGGAACAAAGACAGCTTGTAGTGCAACAACAAGACTGAGTTTGGTAGTCAGGCGTTTGACAAAATTAGGGCAAAGAATCATTGGTCTAAAGCAACAACACTGGCCTCCATGAATCAAAGATTCGTATCCAGCTGGTTGGACTTACATGCTGAGCAATGCCAAGTATTTATTGTAAGCGAGTGACAGGTGCAGGGGTCACAACTTGGCCAGGACCAATAAGCATTGGCGCACCGCCTGCTTGGTAACCAAGCAATTCCTGCATCAGGGGGTTATAGGAGCCAACAACACCACCCTCTTTACCAAGAGCAGTAGCGCCGTACTTCTTGCGCCAGATCTCTTCACCAAGCTTTTCAGCTGCCTCAATTTGAGCGGTAGTAGCTCCAGGGGCAGCAGCTGTTTTGCGCATAGAGCTGTAGCGCTGCATGTCAGGGTTCTGACGTGTTAATTGCTCAATACGTGACTTCTCTTGAGCAACAGCACGTTCACGCATCTGGGCTTGAGGATCAAAAGCCGGAGCTTGTGGAGCTACAGAACCCAAATCAAGTGAGTCAGGAGGGGCTGGTTTGGGTGCTGTCTCGGGGCCAGCATCCATATCCCCCCTTGGGTACCAATTTCCATCAGAGCCTTTGTAGCCAAGTACACCACCTTTAACAAAAGGTGTCCCAGCTGACGCATTCGTAAAGGATGTTGGCTTGGGAGGAAGTGGCTTTGTATTGGGGATAAAGGGTGCCGCTAGAGAGGCAACGGCAGGAGTAACAAGATTCCCAAGGCCAGGAGGTCCCATTAAAAGTGATGCGGTTTCAAAAGCACCGCCCCAGCCTTTCTTCTCTTGTTCACGTCCATATTGTTGAATTACCTGAGGAGTAATACTCCCGAAGAAACGATCAACCGCCGGACCAACACCGCCCAGAGCAGTCTCAATACTTCTGGTTAAACCAGTTGGATCTTGGTTAAGAGCAAAATCTGCAGCTGGTAAACCAACTGTCAGTCCCACAGTTGCCTGCGTCATAGGCATCGCAGACACGCCTTTCACGGTTTGAAGAGCCTGCTGCGTCCTTGTGCCTTCTGATAAAAGTCTTCGACCAGAAAGTCCTAAGGCCCTGTTTCCAATTAATCCTTGAGACCTAAGAAAGTCATCAAGGTTTTTTTGAGCAGCACTGAGTGCCGGTTTTGCAAACTGCGTCGCTCTCGTTCCAAGAGGACCAAGTACAGATTGTGCTCTACCAAGTAAACCCCACATAATTATCTCCAGATCTGATGTAAGTAAAGACGAGAACCAACGGCGGTGTCGGCGGGACCAGGTAATGCCTGGATGAATTCAGCACCAGAGCGTTCGTAACGGTATCTGGCTTGGAACGGATCCTTGTAGTTCGGGACGTAAAGGATGCCGGCAAGGCGATTGGTTTCGTAGAGGTAAACCTCATCCCAAACCTTCAGCGCCTCTTTGGCGTTACTTGAGCGGATCGTACGATCCACGTCACCAGCGATGCTTTCTAACCGAGTAGAAGGAGAAGTTGCAACCTCTGTCTTTTTCTCGGCAGTATCACAGCGGCCAATCTGAATAGCGATCTTGTCGTAAAAATACGAGTCAGGGACCGTATTCATCGCCTCTTCCAGACGGGCATAGTCACCCGCCGGCACGGAAACCGTGAAGTAGCCCAGGTGATACCGGACCCTACTTTTGTCAAAGTCGGATAACTGCACCGCTTATTTCCGTATGTTTTTCATTATAAATGACGTGAATTATTGAGCTTGAGCCTGGGCTTGTTGCAGTGGATTCAACAATGGACTTTGCGGTGCGAAGGCAGACATCTGCTTAATGAAGTCCATGGAAGAAGAGGACGGCTTAAACAACTGTGAGAAAATTTGATTTTGTAAATTGTCTTTGATGTAGTTAGCCAGGAATTCTTGCTTAGTTTCTTCTTCGGTTTTAGCGGGAGCCGGAAGTTCTGGGGCTGGTGGAACTTCCATTGGAAGCGTAAGATCACCGTCAGGTTCTGGGCGGTCAATATTACCGTGACCAACACGAGCAATAATGCGGCCAGTGGGATCTAAAGACTCAGAGTAGTAGCCATATCCGCCACCGCTACCACGGCGGACTTTACCCCCTGGTACAGCAGGTAGATAAATGGACGCATCCTCTACAGCTCCTTTATCAAAACGACTCTTGCCCTTAAACGGAACGTAGAAATCTAAAGAATTCCATCCCTGATGGCGACTATGACTATGTGCAGCTGCTGCACGATTCAGAAGATCAATCTTGTTCGAAAGATCAGCAGTGAGGTTCCAGCGTTGCCCTGATACTGCAGGATTGGAAAACTCGATATCACGACCAATGGATTGGTATTGACGTGCCAAAGCATCTACCATTTTTGCCTTCTCGGCCACTGGAAGGGAATCGAGAAGTTTTAAATCAATGTGATAGTCAGTAGATCCGCCAATCTTTGCACTGGGACCCGTAAAACCTGATCTAGCAGTTGTATAAGACATCCCTTTTTATTTTTTATTGTAAGACTAAAAAGCCCCCGGTTTCCCAGGGGGTTTAGTAGGAGATGAGTGTATCAGACGCGGACTAAATCAGCGGCAAAAACAGCATCCCAATCAACACGCTTAATTTGCCTTAACTGTTCGAGATTGTTGAACCTTTCACCCGATAAGGACATCTGAAGATCTTTAATCTCACGGGCTGTTTTCAATCCGATACCCTTAATATGATCAGCGATCATTTGGGCGGTAGCGCCATTGATATTTAAACGGTTGTCCGGGGGGAAAGTGCGAGGCTCTTCCTTTGCTGCTTTATCTTTTACCTGAAGGGTCTGAACCTTTTTGGTAGCCGCTTCGTCGGGCTCAATCTCGTTTTTGTAAACGGTAAAGAGGCGACCGTCCTGATCTTCGACCATGAACCAATCGCCGTTATCCCATTCACTTACAACTTTGACACGAGCCCCAGTTTTTTTATGCTGAAAAAGCATCGCTGGAAGAGTTGTCATAGGACCAGTTATTTACTGGTCCTAGTTTAACTCAATCAGCTAACGGTGCGACCAAGCAGGTAGCCGTCGATATCCTCGTAGCCAGGTGCTTCATCGGGTTGGATGTAGCACACTTCAACCACGAAGTAACCAGTGCGGCCAGCGTTGGAGTCATCGTTGGAGATGTACCAGCCACCGGAAGTGGAGGTAGCGGTCTGCGAACCACGGGCCTGCACGGTGTAGGTAGTGGCAGCAGTCACTACCTTGTACACCTTATCCACACCAACACCTGCGGCGCCGGTAGCGGTGAGAAGAGCGTTGGCGCTGTAAGCAGCAGAACCACCAGCAAAGAAGATTTCGCCGCCTTGTGCACCAGCAGTGGTGGAGGTCAGGTTGGCTTGGGCCACAGCCTCACCAGCGGTACCGGTCGAGGTCAGACCAGGACCGAAGGTAACCACGTTACCGGTGGCAGCGTAGATACCAGAGGCCACACGACCGTCACCCCAGCCAGAAGCCACGGAGATGGTTGCGCGGTACACATAAGCAGGGACGGTAGCGTTACCAGAGATCACCATGCCGGTGATGTCGGTACGGGTGTCGTCATTCCGATAAGGGGAAGGAACGATCACGCTGCCAGAAGCAACTGCACCAGCACCAGACGTGGCGGTCACGGGGACATAACCACGCTGCTGGAAGTAGCGATAGCCGGGGACGGCCAGCACCGAAGTGGGGCCGCCCTTGGAGGCGTTGTTGCTACCGTCATCGTTGGTATCAATGTTCTTGTACCAACCGTTCAGAGGCTCTGCCCAGTTACCTGGGTAGATCTTTTTAGCGGACAAATAGGTCATTTATCTTTTCCTATGTTGTGGATTTATGGTTTGATTATCAGACGGTGCCGTCGTCCTGAACGAAGCTGAAGGCGGTGGTCACGAAGTCCTTGTTCAGGATTTCGAAGCCAGCGTACAGTTGCCAGATCAGGATGATGAAACGGCTGAAGTCATCGTTGTTGTTAATGAGCACCTGAGCGTTAGGACCGCCGATACCCACGCCAACGGACTGAGGACCGAAGAAATAACCCTGAGCCACTTCCTTAGAAGCGTAGGTGGAACCGCCATCGAAGGAGGCAGTCACGTTCTTGATCGGGAAGTTGGTCGATTCGAAGAACTTCACACCTTCAAACTGGACGCCAGTAGGCATCACGGGCTCACCAGCCAGGAAGTAGCCCTGACCAGCTTGGGGACCCATGTAGAAGCTGGCGTTGTTAGGCATCATGGGGTTGCCCATGTACATGCCTTGGCCAGGGTTGCCGCTGTAGCGAGCAATCTCACGGAAGTCAGGATCACGACGCAGGTGCATCATGAAAGTAGGATCGCAGATGCAGCGATATAGACCATCAGCGAAGGTCGGCACGTTGCGCTTACGCAGATCCTTAACAACGGTCAGCAGGTCGGTACGAACCTGGAACTGCTGAACTTCGTTGCCGTACTCAGTGGTGGTATAGGACACACGACCAGAGGAATCCTTGGTCTTGCCACCAGCGAAGTAGTAACCGCCTTGGGTGGTACCAGCAGCACCGTTAGCTTCTGCTTTGGCAAGTTCGTCAATGAAGACGCGGTCACGCCAACGGCGATAGTCGTCGAGCAGGGTCAGGCTGCCGATCGACTGGTGGAACATGTTCAGGTTACCGGTGTCCAGCAGCAGGCGCTGGGCGGTAATCAGAGTTTCACGAGCGATCTTGAAGGTCGAAGGCTGGGTGGGGTCGCCCGGATCCGCAGGACCGGTGTACTCCTTAAGCACCACCAAGACCTTCTCCTTGGTGATGTTACGGCTGTTGGCCGTACCGATGGTCTGGTCGGACACGCGCTCACGGCTGTCCTTAGTACCAGGGGTACCCCAGAACTTATAGCGGTCTAACTGAACGGTTTGACCAGGCTGACGGGTGAAGTCGTGGACCACCACAGGCTCCACTGCCATTTCGGCAATGTAAGCAGGGTGAGGACGGTAAAGTTCCGCACCCAGAATCTTTGGAAAGTCGTTATCAATGAACACTTTGTTTTATCCTCCAGTGTCGCAGGAAGTGTTTTTATCGGGTGAAAGATTCAGACATTGATATGTCTTATCTAACACAAATTTTAGCAGTCGGTAATTTATTTATTACACGTACTGCAAGGTGGGAGCTTTATAGCGAGCACCCATGGAATTGCTGGAGCCGTAAGACTCAGGATCAAGTGCAGGTTCTTGAGCAAAACCAGGAACACCAAGTGCGCCAGGAATCTGAGCAGCTGCAGCACCACCGATGCCAGCGGCTAAGGCAGAAGCTGGTACTAAGCCAGCAGCAATGCCTTTACCAACATTACGTTGGACGCCTTGGGTTGGGAAAGGAATCGCCGCAGAAATACCAGCATTTGGATCACCAAAGAGGCGAGTATCAACTGCAGAAGTAACATCGGCCGCAACATTAGCAGCTGCGCGACGTAAACCTTTTTCAGGTAGATCGCGGGCAACGTCACCGATCTTGTTGCCAAGACCAGTCACACCTTTTTGTGCTGCTGCAATCAACGCAGGATTGTACTTACCAGCAAGTGCGCGAGCACCAAGAAGACCTGCTGCACCACCGAGGGCGGCACCGCCACCCATCAGTGCAGCTTCTCCTGGCGTAGCTCCTTGTTGAGCGCCGTAAGCCGCCAGTCCTAAACCAGCGGCAATTGGCACACCATATTTAAGAGCGCCACGCATGGCCTCACTCCATCACAAAGAGTTTGTTAGCAACAACCTGAGGCTGGGCCTGATTCAGAATCCGCCATGCTTGCGAAGGATCGTAATCCATCTGTTGCTTGAAGGTACCCCAGAAGTTTTCAGGCTGCTGAGGAGCAGAAGCAGACGGAGGAGCCGGCATGTAGTTGGCGTTCGGATCTACTTGCTGGGTCGGGTAACCAGGGGTCACCAGTTCCTGCTCGTTTTCGTACACGGGGTACGGACCTTCGGGACCAAAGAACTGCAGCGTGTAATCGCTCAGAACATCAGGATTGGTCAGGATCTCGTTGTAAGCCTGATTCTCTTGACGCTCGTTCACAGCGAACTCAGCGTACTGTTCAATCAGACCTTTGGCTTCAGTGCCCCAGGTGACTGCGCTATCCAACATGTTCTCCAGTTGGAGAGCATAGTTATTTAGGATTGCGGGTGCTTCCAGGCCGTACGCGCTTACCACGTACTGGCTTTCCGGACTCCACCCCAGCATTTCCGACACCTGCTCCAAGGAGAGATTGGAGGAAGTTGGGGAAGAGTTGAGCGAGGATGTCTGGTTGGCTTGCCAGGTCTGCGGAGCCGATTGTTGCGTAGGCTGGCCGCTGGCCAGGCCGTAATTGGCTGGACTGTACTGAGTCGTTTGAGAGGGTTGACCCTGGAACGGGGATTGAACTGGACTGCTCAGCAGGTTCACCACCTTGTTGAACGCCGATTCCCATGGATTGCTCGTCGGGGCTTCCGACTGGGATTGGGGGGCGTACTGAGTAGGGGCGGATTGGTAACTGGGGGCCGCCTGCGGGACGGCTTGGGGGTAGCTGGTACCCACTTGATACGCCACTGGAGCCGCTTGCGGGACCGGAGCTGCTTGGTAGCTGCTGGGTGCTGCCACCACGTAGCTGCTGGGAGCCACCGCTGCCGGAGTCGGGCTCGTCTGTGGGATCGATTGGACGGTAGC